CACCGTCACCCACGCCACCCTGGTCCTCACCCCTTCCACGGACCGGACCGTGCCCGTGGGGACGGCTATCTCCACGGTGCAGATGAGCGCCGCCGGCGCGGTCGCCCCGATCACCTGGTCGGCCACGGGGCTGCCGACCGGGCTCAGCCTGAACACCTCCACCGGCGCGATCACCGGCACCCCCACCCGGGGACAGGCCGCAACCAACTCCACGGTCACCGCCACCGATTCGGCTGGCAACACCGGCTCGGTCACGTTCAAGTGGACCTGCACCACAGCCGTCACCGTCGCCAGCATCTCGGCGCAGAACTGGACCAGCGGCAGCGCCATCACCAACGTCACCGGTTCGGCGACCGACACCGACACGTCGATTACCACATTCACCTGGTCGATCAGCCCGGCGCTGCCCAGCGCGGTGACGCTGAACACCTCCACCGGTGTGATCTCCGGTACCCCGGCTGCCTCGGCGGCGGTCCGGCAGTACACCCTGACGGCGACCGATTCTCTGGGTGCTGCTGGTAGCACCCAGTTCAACGTGACGGTGGCGTGATAGATGGCCTTCCGACGTAAGGGTCCGCCGCCGAAGCAAATCGTTGCTTCGGCGGCGTACGTCAGCCAGGAATCCCTAGTCAAGCTGCGGCGCAACATCGCCTGGCAGCGGATGGCCTGGGACTACTACGACACGATCGGCGAGCTGCGCTACTCGGTCGGATGGCTGGCGAACGCCTGCTCCCGGGCGAGGCTGTACGTCGGTGAGGCCGATCCGCTGGGCGAGACGGTACCGAAGCCGGTGGATGACGCTTTGGCGTTGACCACGATGGAGGAGCTGAAGTCCGGGACCTCCGGCTATGCGGAGATCATCAACCGGATGGTGATCCATCTGTCGGTGGCCGGGGAGACGTATCTGGTCGCCTATGACGATCCCCTGATGGGCCGTGTGTGGTCGGCGGTCTGCAACGAAGAGCTGCTGGTCGCTGGCCCGCAGGTCAAGTTGTGGATTGACGACCAGACGCAGATCACCCTGGAGGAGGGGAAGTCGGCGATCATCCGGGTGTGGCGGCAGCATGCCCGTAAGCGGTGGCAGGCTGACTCCCCGGTGCGTCCGCTGCTGGCTGACCTGGCCAAGCTGTATGCGCTGAACGCGCATGTGCTGGCCTGCGCTGATTCGCGGCTGGCTGGTGCCGGTATCCTCGTGGTGCCCGAGTCTGCGACGCTGCCTCCGGCGGAGCAGCAGGCGGAGGGCGTCCTGGAGGACTCCTTCGTGGACGCCCTCATGACGGCGATGGTGACTCCGATCGCCAATCGTGACAGCGCCGCCGCAGTTGTCCCGTTTGTCGTAAGAGTTCCGGATGAGTCGGCCAAGGCGTTCCAGCACATCACCCTGGCCACGCCGTTCGACGCCCAAGTCCCGGTCCTGACCGAGATGACGCTGAAGAAGCTGGCCATCGGCTTGGACATCCCGGCCGAGGTCATGCTGGGGATGGAGCAGACGAACCACTGGACGAGCTGGCAGATCGAAGAGTCGGCGGTCAAGCTCCACGTGGAGCCGCTGCTGGGGATCGTCTGCCACGCCCTGACCGAGAAGTTCCTGAAGCCCGCGCTGGCTGGCCAGCCCGGCAAGGAGAACCTGGTCGTCTGGTACGACACCACGGAGCTGGTGCTGCGGCCGAACAAGGGGCCGGAGGCGTTGACGCTGTACCAGCAGGGGTTGGTCGGTGGCTCGGTGGTGCGCCGCGAGAACGGCTTCACCGAAAGCGACGCCCCCACGAAGGCCGAGCAGCAGGAAGCGCTGCTGTGGGACCTGGCGAAGTCTCCCGCAACAGCGCCCCTGGTGCTGCCGATGATGGGCTTCCCGGAAGTAGCGCCACCCTCCCCGGGCCCGGCCCGCCCCGGTGTCCCGGGCCCGGCACCGAGCCCGGACGCGGACGAGCCGTCGCGCCCCACGCGCAATCCCATTCCGCCGGAGAAGGAACGGCACGCCTTGACCGCCGCGCCGTCGACTCTGGTGGCCTGCGCCAACGCGGGCGTGATGCGGGCATTGGAGATCGCGGGCAAACGTCTCCAGGGACGTTCGGACCGCTCCCGAACCCACAACGTGGACAACTGGAACCTACATACCGTCCTCCCCTGTCAGCGTGGCCAGCTCGATCACGTCTTGGACGGTGCCTTCGATTTGCTGGATGCCACGGTCACCGCCCCCTGCGTACAGCGTGTATGCCGAGCGTACACGGCACAGCTGTTGGTCACCCACACGGCCCATCGCATCGACGCGCTGGCGTCGGTGCTCGCTTCGGGAGGGTGTCTGAATGACTGACGCGACCTGCACCCGGACACTGGCGGCGATCTTGTCGGCGGAGTCGCAGCTGGGTAGCGCGGTACGCCGGGCCATGAAGGCCTACCTCGGCCTGACCGGCGATCAGGTACTTCCCCGGGACGGCTCGGTACAGCCGAACCGGCTTCCCGGTGACCACGTCTGGCACAACGCGGTGGACACGTGGGTGCTTCCGGTGCTGGCTACGGCATGGCACAAGCGCTTCAGCGGCTGCGCCGGTGCCGAAGCCCCGGATGCCGCCCGCTCCTACCTGGCGTCGGCTGCGGTCCGGCTGTACAGCAGCGCCTGGATGCGCGAGGTGGATCAGATGGTCTCGGACGTGGCGATGCAGGCTGCCACCCGGGACGTCGCCCGCGAGGACGTGGGCGTGATGTTGAACGTGGAGACCTGGAACGACTGGCAGACCCGGATCGCCCGGACCGAGGCATTGTCGGCTGTGAACTCGGCCACGCTGGCTGCCGCGCGCACTCAGAAAGGGCATGCCACCCTGGCCAAGGAATGGGTGTCGATGCGTGATGAGCTGGTCCGAACCACCCACAAGCCGGTCACCGGGGCTGACGGGCAGACGGTGGGGCTGGACGAGGATTTCGTCGTCGGCGGCCACCGTGGTGGCTATCCAGGAGACCCGCGTCTTCCCGCGCAGGAGGCGATCAACTGCCGGTGCGTGCTGAGGATCAAGCAGCTGTAGAACCTGTCCGGGAGCCTGCGCGCAGGCTCCCGGTAGGACCAGGCCGGATTTGAACCGGCGGCCTCCGCTTTATGGGCGGCGAGCACTCCTGGCTGCTCCACTGGTCCTAGGCGGTTCAGTGTAGCGGCACCGGGATTCGAACCCGGGACTCGGCGCTGATAAGACGCCCGCTCTAACCAGCTGAGCTATGCCGCCGGGCACCGCGCCGGTTTGACCCCGGCGCGGTGCGGGGTGCTACTTATTGTCCTTCGTCGGCCGGGTCAGGACCGGCTGCCGGGAGCCCTCGTTCTCCTGCGGCTGGTCCTTGTCGTCACCGCTGGTGTCGGTGGCCCGCAATGCGTACATGATCTTCCCCCTACTTCTTCTTCTTCGTGTCCTGCTGCGTCGGCTGTTCCTGCGGCTTCGAGGGCTCCTCGGTCCGGGCGGGCGGGTATGCCCCCGCCGGTTGCAGCCTGTTGTCAGAGTCGCGTTCGAAGAACCTCACGGCCTCCCCCTACTTCTTCTTCGGCTGCTGCTGCGCCGTTTCCTGCTTCGCCGGTTCTTCCTTGGGTGGTGCCTGGCGCGGCGGTTCGATCACGTACGAGTTGCCGTTGAGGTCGCGGCCGATGAAAGCCATGAGTACTCCCTCCCTGGAGTCATTGACTGGTGCCCCACCGTAGTGGCTCGACGTCCTGGCCACAAAGATCGGGAGGATATACCGTTGATTCGGACATACGCCGCATCACGGGAGCATCTATGGCAAAGCAGCCTAAGAAGGACATGCAGTGGGAGGGGATGCTCGCTCCGCTCCACAAGGTCTCCTCCGACGGCCGCATGATCGGTGATCCGTCACCACATGCGCTGAAGGACCGGCCGCTGCCGGTACCGCTGCTGTATCAGGACGCGCTGGCGTCCGGGCACGACGGCGGCGTTCCGGTGGGTCTGATCACCCATGCCTGGATCGACGACAACAACCTGATGGGGCGTGGCACGTTCAACGACGATGAGCGCGGCCGGGACATGGCGCAGCGGATCAAGCGCGGCGAACACGGCTGGGTGAGCGTCACCGTCGGAAACGCCGACATGAGCGTCCACGCGGGCGGCGAGGGCAAGCCGTACGAGCGTGCCGACGACTGGGAGCTGATCAGCTGCACCCTGGTGTCGGAGCCCGCTTTCGGGACGGCGCGGATCCGGGTAGCCCCGGAAATCGGCCCGGGGGACGCCAACGGCGGGGTGGTGCAGGAGCAGCCGGAAGGCACCTACGCGCGCACCGACACCGAACCGGCTCCGTACGCGGTGAACAGCCCGTCCACCGGCATGCCGGTCGCGGACGAGGGCCGCTCCTGGGACGGTCCGGCCGCGACCAAGCGGATCGAGACCTGGGCCGACGGCGACGCCAGCAAGCTGAAGCGCTGTTTCCTGCTGGTCGACGGCGACCCGGCGAACATCAGCAGCTACAAGCTGCCGTACGCCGACGTCATCGACGGCCACCCGACGATCGTGCCGCGTGCCGTGATGGCCATCGGTTCGGTGCTGTCCGGCGGCCGGGGTGGCGTGCAGGGCGGTGACCCGGGGGCGCTGAAGTCGGCCGCCGCGAAGCTGTACCACAAGATCGACAAGCAGGCTCCGTGGGAGTCCGAGAGCGAGAACACCGTGGAACACGCCGCGAAGTCCAAGAAGCCCGTCGATGACGTGGACGACGTCGACAGCGGTGAAGAAGACGACGAGGACAACGACAGCAGCTTGCGGCAGCACGCCTGGTGCTGTGCCGGGTTCGCCCGCACCAGCGAGCACGACTCCAACTGCGCCGAGTACCCGACCGGCACCTCCAAGGAGATCGACAACCCGGGCGGCCGGGCGGCGACGTCTTCCCGCAAGCACGCGCTGAGCGCCTCTGCCACGCCGCTGGCACCCCCGGCGGACTGGTTCGCCAACCCGCAGCTGACCGCGCCGACGCCGCTGACGGTGACCGCCGACGGGCAGGTCTACGGGCATCTGGCCGCGTTCGGAACTTGTCATGTCGGGTACCCGAACACGTGCGTGACGCCGCCTAAGTCGAAGACCGGCTATGCCGGGTTCCACCAGGGGCATGTGGTGTGCCGGGATGGCACCTCGGTGCGCGTCGGCAAGATCATCACTGGGACGTCGCATGCGTCGCTGCGGCAGTCCGCGCAGGACGCCTTCGCCCACTACGCCCACACCGGCATGGCCGTGGCGCACGTGCGTGCAGGTGAGGACGCCTACGGCATCTGGGTGGCTGGGGCGCTGGTTCCGGATCTGTCGGATCGGCACATCGTGGAGCTGCGCGCCTCGCCGCTGTCGGGGGATTGGCGGGACATCGGCGGCAACCCGGAGCTGGTGGCCGCGCTGGCGGTGAACGTTCCGGGGTTCCCGATCCCGGCCGCCCGCACCAACGAGTACGCCGAGACATACGCGCTGGTGGCCGCTGGGGCTATCTGCCGTGACAACGGGGTAAACGCCCTGGCTGAGCAGGTCGGAGAGGTCGTGTACAACAAGCTGGAAGCCGCCCGCAAGGACGAGGCCAATAAGAAGTCGATGGACGAAGCGATGCGTCGGGTGCGTAAGCAGCGCGTGGACGCGGCCGTCAGCCGTGCCGAGCACGCGGTGCGGTCGGCCACACCGCCGGTGCCGGATCTGTCGCCGGAGCTGCGCCGGATCCTGGGTAAGGCTAAGAAGCTTCAGAACGATCTGGAGAGCATCCAGGTGGGCCGCTGATGTGCGGTTGCGGTGGTGGCGGCGGTATCACCAGCTACGCCGGGGCGCACAACGCCCCGGCGGCTAGCGGCCAGGGCAACCTGTACCGGGTGGTGTATCCGGACGGGGCGCAGCGGTCGTTCCTGACGATGGTCGAGGCCTATGCGCAGGCCGCTGTGAGCGGTGGCGCGGTGTCGCAGTATTACGCCGATGCGACGGAATATCTGGCGGTGCAGGAACAAACCCGGGTCGGATAGTTGACCTGGGGCATACAAAAGACGTAATACTGGACAAACACGTTAATAATGGTGCCTCTTGGGGCGGGATGACCTGCTGGCTTCGGGCCGGGGTTGACGGTTCGCACACCCGTCTTCGTCATCCGCACGCCCCAAAGAGGGACCACCATGAAGCCTCTGGACAATCTGCTGTCCATCCACGCCCGCAGCGGCGGCGACGGCCTGGCTAGCGTCACGGACGCGATGCGCGACTACTCCCACTCGGAGCTGCGCCGCGTCGTGGAAGCCGCGACTGGCCGCGTCGAGTCGTTCGCCGGGATCTCCAACCCGTCCGAGGACGACGCCACCACGGTGTCCGGCCTGGCCGACATCCTGGAAGCGGCGAACACCGTCTTCCGGCGTCGTGAGCACGCCGCCGACAGTGAGGAAGTTGAGAACTCCCGTCGTTCCCACTCCCGTTGTGAGCACTCCGACGAGGACGAAGACGAAGACGACGGCGAGCACTCCAGCCGTTCCTCCCGCAGCGAGAACGCGCACGCCCGCGACGGTGTCGACGAGAAGCGTCCGGACCGGCACCGCAAGGAGTCGGAGCTGGGCGAGGCCAACGACAAGTACGGCCGCAGCGAGAACCGGCGTCGCCGTCACGACGACGAGGACGACGAGGACTTCCGTTCCCACGCGCGCAATGAGCACGCCGACGACGAGGACGACGAGGAAGAGATGCGCCGCGAGCACGCCCGCGACCGCCACGACGACGCGGAAGCGGAGCGGCAGGAGCACTCGCGCCGCGCCCCCGTCGCCCTGGGGATGCTGCCTTCGGACCGCAAGAACCTGACCGCCACGCGCGGCGGCAAGGACCGCAGCTACACCATCCTGGCCGCCGCCGACATCCCGAACATCTCCACCGGTGCCGAGCTGGACGGCATGACCGGGCTGGCGGAAGCGGCGCACTCCCGGCTCATGGGGATGTCGCGCCTGGGCGAGGGCAAGACCATGACCGCCGGGATCGCCACCATCCGGCGGCACATGCCCGAAGAGCTCGTGGCCAAGGACGAGTCGGACTGGAAGGTCATCGACACCGCGTTCGATGTGTCCCGTTTGCCCGCTAATGCCCTGACTGCTGCCGGTGGGGGATGGTGTGCCCCATCTGAAGTACTATATGATCTTTGTCCGACTGCGTCCCTGGACGGTCTGCTGGACCACCCGACCATCCAGGTGCGGCGCGGCGGTCTGCGGTGGCCGAGCACTCCGGACTTCTCCTCGGTGTACTGCTCCACCGGCTTCAACCAGACCGAGGCTCAGGCGCAGGCCGGAACCCCGAAGCCGTGCACCGACATCCCGTGCCCCCCGTTCAACGAAGCCCGGATGAACGCCCTCGGTCTGTGCGTGCGCGGCTCGATCCTGAGCAACCAGGCATACCCGGAGATGACCAGGTACTTCGTGGAGCAGGCGCTCATCGCGCACGCCCACCAGGTCAACCAGTGGACCATCGCGCAGATGGCGTCGCTGGCCACCCCGGTCCACTTCCAGAACACCGGCACCGCCCCGGCGGTCGCGACCGCCTACGGGCCGGGCGCGTTCTCGTCGATCATGGACGTGCTGGAGATCACCTGGCAGGACCTGGTCTACAAGTACCGGTTCCCGATGGACATGCAGCTGGAGGTGGTGGCTCCGGCATGGGTCGAGCCGCTCATCCGGTCGGACCTGTCCAAGCGCACCGGCTGGGACGCGCTGTCCATGTCGGACGCGCAGATCAAGGCGTACTTCGCCGCCCGGAACCTGCGGATCCAGTACGTCTACGACTGGTTCGACGCGCTGGGCAGCTCCACCTCGGGCACCTGCCCGGCCACCACTGGCTTCGGTGCGGCCACCCCCCAGATGACCTACCCGGGCACCGTGCCGTTCCTGGTGTACCCGGCGGGCACCTACATCATCGGCGTGTCCGATGTGATCACTATCGACGGTTTGTACGATTCGACCAATTTGACCACTAACAACTACACGGCGATCTTCACCGAAGAGGGCCGCCTGGTTGGTAAGAGGTGCTTCGAGTCGAGGCTCGTTACCGTCGACGTGTGTGCCAACGGCATGTCCGGTGGTTACATCGCCTACCCGCCCGCGTCCGGCAACACCGT